GAAACCTGGAACCTGCATAACGGGCAAAAATTACCCATTCACGCTCTTTACACCACGGACCCGATGGATAACGTTCTTTATCTTGATAGGCCGAAGGCCCCATTTTAAGAACATAACCCACTTGAGTTTGAACTACGTCTTCTTCCAACGTTTTTTCACTCAATAAAATACCGCCTTTACTTTTGGTAGACGGTCTAAACGGGGCGATTAAAATACGCCAGCCAGTGGGCTGGGGTAATCGATCAATAACACTTTTATCTACTAAGGACGGGTCTAATACCCTTTCCTCTTCTGCGACGTAGCAATCAGATAAATCTTCTGCTTCATTCGTTTCAGGCATCTTGTTCTTCCTGTTTTTTTAGCATTTCAGAGAGTTCAACCAAAACGTAATCACACGCTCTGATTTCACCCATGCATTCTCTGTAATGTTCCATATCCTTTACCCCGCCATCAGACATGAGTTCCTGAATTTGGGATTTGCGGCCTTTTAGTGTTTTTTGTACAAACTGTACTACGTCCAGACCGTCCAATACTCACCTATCTTTTACTATCTGAGTAAGTCCGATACTATCGCAGGTTTTTAAGCAATAGTAAAGCGTCCTCCACGCTCTGCAGCGCCCATGCCGCGGCAATTACCCTTGGTAATTTTAACCTTATTGGCTTTTGGCGTTTTAACCGTTTTAGCTTGGGCAAAAGGAATACTGCCTTGTCCCTTTATCTCGGCTTTAGTCGTAGGTTTTGGCGGCTCTTTAATTGGCGCACCATTAACTTTTACAGTCCTCATCGATCACCTCTTTGTTTCAATAGTTCTCTTTCGATCCCTGCGTCTATTCTAGCTTGGGTTTGCGCCTCTTGGCTTGCTAACCGTTGCTGGAAATTTGCTTCACGTTGAGCCAACTTCTGTCTTTCAAGCTCAATTTCCTGCTGCTCTCGTGATACGTCGTTTTGTTCCTGTTGCGATTTCAACTGAAGCTCTTGTTGTTTCAATTGAATCAACGGATCTGGTCCCGGCTGCTCCTGCGGCTGTCCTGCCTGTTGCAATTGCTGACCCATCTGAACAACTTGTTGCATAATTTGAGCAACAAACTGGGAAACTAGGGCCTGATACGGCTGGTTAGTTTCAGGATTGGTTAGTGCTACATTGGGATTTTGCTGCATAAACGCTTGTTCTGCCTGTTCTTCCGCCATCAACTGTACATGATTCAAAATATGCTTCTGAATAGCTAGGCCCACTTGCGGTAAAGAAGACGCCATCCCTCCCGTTGCAAAAATAAGGTGAGCCTGTATGTGTGCCATGTGGTCCTGACCTTTAAACGCCTGTAAAGGAACATTTTCAAGCACATCCATGTTTTCACGAGCAGGATCTTTAGGATACGGCTCGTCTGGGGCATCTGCTTTCAGGATCTGATTGACGTTTTTCACGCCCATTGCGTCGTAAACACGCCGGTAAACCTCTGGAATATTGTGTATTTCAGGGGCTTGCATAGCCATTTGTAGCTCTGTTTGCGCTAAAGCAATCCGTTGGCTTTGTGAAAAGATATTTGGGTCCGATACGGGAAGAACATCGACTCGATCATCAAAATCAGTGGATTTTACCGCCTGTTCTGCACCCGGAACCTGATAAGGATACACAGGAGGCAAACTTTCTGCCATAACCCTGGAAAGTATCTTGAATTCAATCTTCATTGCGTAGTGTAGACGCTTATGAATGGCGCTCATTACACGCGCACCCTGCTCAATCATGGCGATTGTCGTGCCCACCGCCGCGGATTGGTTACCATCGCCTACTTTCATGTCAGTAATCGTGGCAAAACGCTGTGCGGCATCTACCACAAAGCCTAAAAGCTGAAATAACGTGCCATCCGGGCCTTTAAAGGGTAAAGGCATCAAACTGTCGCGTATAACGCCTCCGGGGGCGTCTACATCCCTGAATTCTCCGGGCTGTAACGGGTCATCATCGTCCCGAATACGCAGTCCACGGGCTTTGAAGCCCGCTGGGAGGTTAGAAAGCGTTCCAGCATCAATTAGCTGTCTTAAAGCTGCCGTTGCCGTCCTAGAAAGCCCTCCAATCGTGTGAATTAGGCCCATTCCATAGAATCCGAAGCCCGGAAGGAACTTATAGTGGACAAAATACTGTATTTTTTTCTTTAAAGGGTCTTCTTCTAGGTAATTTCGACGAATTGACAGCACTTTTCCGTTGTCTTCGCTAATGGTGACAATATAAGGGACCTTAATACCGGTCGGCTCCCCTTCTTCGTCCATGTCTTCGTAGCCTTCGATGTCTAAATCGACGTGACATTCCAATAAAGTACAGTCGTAATCCACTCCAGAAGGCTTTTCACCGTCAATATAGTCAATTTCGTCCGATAAACTGCTACTTTCCGGCTGCGAAGGAAGCACTTTTACGTCTCGGTAGAAGCCACTAACCTGTTGTTTACGCAGATCGTTTAACGACATGCGGACCACATGGGTAATATTTGGACAAGTTTCCAAATCATTAGCCTCATAAGGCACAATAAGGTGTTCGGCTGGTATAAATTTCGATACCGGACGACCCAGTGCGTCATCAAAGTATACTTTTTTGAAGGTAGACCCCGCCAAAGGCAGGTAAAACAGCATTTGATCAACTTCTGGCGTGTATTCTTCCATGACACACGTAATGTAATAGTTCATAAAGTCCCGAACTCGGGATGCTTGTTCTATTTTTTCGTTAGTCTGGGTTCCCAAAACAGCAGTTCGTACCGGACCATCGGCTGGAATCAACTCATTGAACGCTTGTGCCTGAAACTGAACGGCTGCTTCAGCCAAAAGAGGGTGTGTTACCCCCGTTGCGCCCCGAAAAGGCTCCGTTCTTTCTTCATAGTTAAAGCCTAACAACTCTAAACCATTGGAATAAGCGTCTTCCCAATCCTGTCGAGAGGCTTTATTGGAGTGATATTGTTCCAATAAATCGTTAGAAACACGTTGCATAACCGTATCTGGCAAAAATTCTGCCAAATTGTCATAAAAATCGTCTTCTCTTTCGCGACTACGGAAAGGATCAAAATCTAAAGTAGCACCGCCATCTTCTTCTTGAATGATTTCAATGCCTTCAATATCTGTAATTTGTGCCAACCCGTTAGGTAACGCTTCTATTTCTACTGCTTCAACGTCTTCTTCGGACAGCATCCCGCCTTCACGGTCCATCAACGAAACTGGGGGTCTATCACCATTTGCCATAATTATTTACCTTAAAAATTGCAACATAGCAGGGCGTACTGGACCTGTTGTTCGTAATTGTGGAGGAGGCGGTCCCGGCCTAAGATTTTGTAGTAACCCGCCAATTCCCCCTTGCAACTGGTTGAGTTGAGACGGGCCTTGCGATATACCCCCGCCACCTACGCCCAAATGTGAGCTTAACTGGTTAACCTGCTGTGTAACATTTTGTAACTGACTAGCCAGTTGCTGAGTATTGGGTTCGGCCACCTGTCCTATTTGTTGGGGTGGTGGCATCTGCCCCATTTGACCGCCCTGAAACCCGGCTGTAAAAGAATCCGGTCCTCGGTTATAAACGGGTCCTGTGGGGGGTCGAGCCCTTCGATCTACAATCTCCCCGGTTACGTTGTCTATGAACTTGCCGGTGTTGTCTACAGATGGCCGTCCATTTAAACCTATATCTGCACTAGACATCATGGGCATAAACCTATCGTCTCCGCCTCCCAAAAATCCCGGTTGCGTATCCAGCGGTCCGCCGGGCGTGGGTATGAGGTTTTCTAATTTCATCTCACCCGTACTCAACTGTGGCGGAGGTGGCATAGGTTGACCACCACCCAGCCCACGGTTAGCCAGTTGATACGGTTGCGGCTGTTGTTGATACTGCCCGAACCTCTGGAATAGGGCCTGACCAAAAGGACCTTGCATTGGTCGTTGAAAAGATAGGGGTACTGCACTCCCTCCCGAACGAAAGTTTTGAACAGGGCCTCCTTGTGCGTAGCCTTCACGAGTTTCTGCACCGGGCTCTTTTAATTCAATAATCTGCACCGCAGTCCGTGAAGGCAGGTTGCTTACCATAGACCGCTGTCTTCCGCCTGACGGCCATTGAGACTGGTCGATCTTCTTACAGTAAGGCTGTCCACCCTCAAACGCCAACGTGTAGTACGCAGGACACTGGTATTGTTGCTCATCTCCTAAGCCATATTCACCCACTTGAGATTCTGCGTTGCGCGTATTCAGATTTGCGGGTCCTCTGGTATTCGAGTAATCGGGAACCCAGATCTGTGCGCCCGTAACCGGGTTAGTAACATAACGACCCTTACCCGTTTGCTTTTGCGAGCCAAACTGTAGCTTGGGAACCAACTCCCCTTGTGACTGGCCCGCGTCTTCACCGCCGCTACCCAAAGTCAATTTTGGCATGGGTTGGAATACTTTAGCCTGGTAAACCCCCTGTTCTTCCATTTCTTCCTGAGTCATTCCCTCATATGGATAAACAGTAGGTTTAATTTCCATTCCTTGCGTAGATGCATATCCACTGGTATACGGGTCGATCATGTCGTCTACCAAGAAGTTCGGGGCGTTAGGATCAACTACCTGAGTGCCTTCTTCCGGAGGTACGCCAAAGCTGCC